ATGCCAGAGCAAATCAATATCAAGTATATCCGACAATACGAATACTTGTGTAATCGCATAATTAACCTGCTCTTCCAATGAGTATTTATAGTTCATTATGTCTTTTACGATGGCATAAATATTCTCCGTAAAGGTTTTCTTCTTGGATACCACATTGACAAGTGTAAACCTGTTAAGATTCAGATTTCGCAATCCAGCCAAATCCAGTAAGCGGATTACAGCATCGGCAAGCTCCTCTTCAACGCTTCCTTTGATATAATTATCAAATATAACCTTGCAGAACTTCACATTTTGTATGAGTTCATAGGTCTCTTTCGCATCTTTATTGAATTGTTTTCCTTTCCTATCTGCCTCCACAGCCTCCATTAGCTCCGATATTATTAGGCAAAGACAATGTTCATTGCTCAACTCCTGATCGTGAAAACCGTGCTCACAAGCGTTTTTGTAGGCCTTATCACGGAGGTCATTCAAATCTATTTTGCTCATCATATTTATCTTGAATTATTGAAATAGTGCTTGCTGTACTTGCGACAACACAAACTTATTCGCATCAGCAAAGAACTTTTTTTTAATCTCAAATCCGTATGCCCTGCGTCCCAACTGGGCAGCAGCTAATAAGGTAGAACCGCTTCCGGCACATGGATCAATAACGACATCACCTTTGTCGGTGAATATCTCTATCAACCTTCGAAGAAGCGGAACAGGCTTTTGTGTCGGGTGAATTTTGGGAGTTTCATTATCTACCACCCAATCGAAGCAGTTGAAAATCATTCGCCCATCATTATTGAATTTGGGAAGTTTATCGCGGTAAAGCAACAATCCATATTCACAATTGCCGACTATCTTCATATTGGCTTTCAAGACTTGCGCTGAAAAGTTCTTTCTGAATACAAGATTGATGTAATTATTCAGCCCATATCTTTTACCCAGTTCAATATACCGGAACTGGTCTTCAAATTCACAAAAGATTATCATGCAAGGCGCCTTGCCTTTTTCTTTGGGTTCCTTTACAAGCATCTGGGAGCAGAAGTGCATAAACTCGGCAGGGCGAAAATCTTTATCGGTATCAAAGAATTGTTTGCCGGCCTTATCACTTTCCCCGTTCTTGTTATCTCCGTCCACATACCATGAAGGGTTAGAAGCATAAGCACTATTGCCTAAATTATAAGGGACATCAGCTATAATTAGTTGAGCCTTAGGAATGCCATAGACTTTATAATTCTGGAAATGATCATTATATAGTTCTATTTCTTTCATTTCTATTTCTGTTTTACGCTAATTGATTATCAAATTCTTTAATGCAGCTAAATAAAAATCCTGCAACTACTGGATTAACCGCATTCCCTATTGCTTCAAGACGGTGTACATTATAGGAAATCCCATCATCCATTCGCAAAAACTCGGAGTAATCTTCACTCCAAAACGAGCCGCCAGACATTCTGCTAAATTTCCCTCCTTGAATTTCGAATGACCGACTTTCCGAATTAAAGATTGTATCTTCATAGTGTATCTTTTCCCGTCCGATTTGGTGGGAGTCATAAGCGATACAGTAGAGCCGCTCTCTATTATGTGGAAACCCGAATACTTTATTCTGAATACACTTCCATTCTGCATTATACCCGATTTGGGAAAGG